ATGTCGACCACCTGCACACCGGAGAACTGGAACAGGCGCTCGGCGTTGGCGAGGTTCTGACCGACCAGCTTGTGGTACATGGCACCGGTCATGACCTGGGCCACCAGGCGCTGGGAGGCATCACCGAACAGGGCGTGCGCGTTGTTGATCGCCACATAGGTCACGCCAGCAGTCGCCGACACGTCGTTGGTGGCGGTTGGCTGGTTGCCGATGGCGGCGGCCAGGGCCGAAATTGCGGTGTTCAGCTGGTCCGACATGATGGCTTCGGACAGGTTGCGGCTGATCACCTCCAGCGCCTCCTCCGGGTTTTTCTGGATCCAGGAGAGCTGGGAAGGCTCCCACAGGATCGGGCCGAAGCCGCCGGCGATCTTCACCGAGTCGTACTGCTTCTGAGCCAGCGGGGTGGACGCCTGGTTGCCGTTGGCTGCATAGCGGTCGACACGACGCTGGGCGCCGTGAAGGCCTGCCCAGAACGATTCCTGCAGGAAGTCGCCGTCGATGCCCTGGGTGGTAAGGCGGATGGCGCCCGCCGAGGATGCGTTGAACTTCTCGACGTCCTGGGCCAGGGTCTCGATGGTGGTGCGTTTGAGGTATTCGTTGAACACCTTCATGTTCGAAAGGGCCATTGGGCCTCCTTATTCGCTTGCGGTCAGGCCCTTGATGGCTTCCAGGCGCTCTGCCTTGGAGCCACCGAAGTTGCCCTTCGTGGGTTTGTGCTGGCCACCGCCATTTGGAGCGCCGCCACCATTGGCGCCGGAGCTCTTCAGGATGTGGTCACGATGGGGGTACTGCGAGACGAGGGTCTCGAGCGCTTCGTTGAAGTCGGCCAGTTCGCCTGGACGGGAGCGACTGAAGACCTTCTGGCCCTGGGCGTCATAAGCGACGACCTTGCCTTCCTCGATCTTGAAGTTGCTGCCAAAGGTGGCCTGGACCATGTCCGCCGGCACAGCCATCTTCTCGGCGATGAACTGGGAACGGGCAAAGCTCCCGCCAATCTTCTCGGCATACAGCTGCTGCTCGAAGGTCTGCGCCTTGGTGTTGGCTTCGTCCAACTGGGTCTGGAAGGCCTTGCTGATCTCGCCCTTCACCTTCTCGATCTCGCCGGCATCCACCAGCTTCTTGGCATCTAGATTGGCGACAGTTTCCAGGGCCTTGCGCGCAGCGGCAGCATCCTCGATGCCCTCGAAGGCCTTAGCGACCTTCTCGAATCCATCGGCACGCTCGCGATGCGACTTGGCCTCGGCGTTCAGCCGGGTGATGGTGTTACGGGTGCCTACTGCATCGAAGGCGACTTCTTTGCCGTCGTCTTCCACATAGACTGGTTTCCCGTCTTCGATCACTGCGTACTGCTTACCATCCACTTCAACAGTCTTGAGTTTCATCTCGTCTCTCTGGGCCATCCGGCCTGTTGGTGAGCCATCCGGCCCCAGGTCGCCCCGTCCATCCGAACCGCAGGCATGAAAAAGCCCCGCACTGGGCGAGGCTCTGGAATTGCGCGCCACGAAATGGCGCTCTGGTGTTTTGTGGCGCGGACTACAGAAGCCGCTCCCGCAGCTCCTCGAGTGTCAGGAACTTGCCCTTGTCGTTGTAGAAATCTTTGAATTTGAGCTTTCCTTGTCGCACCAGCCTCCCGCGCTCAGGCCCGAGGATCTGGTCCTGCCGAGCCGCTGACTGACCCTGCAGCCATTCTCCGAATGTCACCTGCTGGGGAGACTGCCCATCCAACAAGGCCATAACCTGGGCATCAGTGATGCCAAGCTCTTTCGCACTCTTCAGGACTGGCCACTTGGATGATCGGCAGCAGAAGTGCAGCCTGCCAGGCCCGGCAAGCCAAGGGATCTTGTGTCCGATCGGCTTGTACGTGCCCAGCGTGTAGGGCAGCCGGTCGCGGATGCGGCACATGACTGTTGTCCGGTTGTCCAGGATGCTGACCCACTCCACATGGCTGATGAGGACGGCGTTTGCCTCGAATGCCTTGTCGCTGGCCACTGCTGCCGCGCTCGATACTGCCGACCGTACCACCGACTCAACATCGCGGCGCGACTTCTGCAGAACGCCGTCGGCATACCTCTCCGCCTTCGTGCCCATGATCGTGCGGACGATCTCGGCAGTGGGCTTGCCATCCACTATCCCAGACCGCAGAGCATCACGGATCGATGCTGCCCGCCCCGCTTCGACCCCGGCCAGCCATTCGCTGATCAGTCTGCCCTGGAAAGGCATCGTCCTAGCGGCTGTCTGCACCTTGGCGAAATCGGCCGCCTTGACCGGAAATTGATCCTGCACCAGAGCGGGAAGCACGGCCTGAAGCGCGCGGTGTACGAACGACAGCTCGTACCGAATCAGGTCATCGGTCGACTGGGTCAGGGTCTGCCGGACTCGGGCGAACACAGCCCGGTTGATTCCCAATACACCGGCCAAGGCCAGCGCTACGGATGCTTCTGACAGGTCCTGCCCGAGGCCGTCGATTTCCTTAATCAGTGCGGCCCGCAACTCCGGGTCCTGGCTGTTCAGGATCTTGATGATTTCAACGACCTGGGCATTGCTCAGGTGCGTCAGGTCGACTTCGTGTCCGATCAGCTCGCCAAGCAGCTTCTCGTTGGCCGTTTTCATCACAGCGTACCGAGGGCCGGGCCCTGGGCCTCAATCTTCGCCAGTTCCGCTTCCCAGTCGTATTCATCGCTGATCACGCCGCGTCGCTGCATCTCGGTGAACAGCGTCTCCTTGCTGATCATGCCGGCATTGGCCATGGACACCAGCGTCGGCAGCGAAACCTCAGGCATGTAGTCCACGTCGAAGTTGCCGCGCATCTCGACCGTGCCGCCATCGCCAAGGCCGCGATAATCGGCCATGTACTGGAGCAGTTGCGCCAGGCAGTCGGCGAAGTGGTGCGCCATGCGCGCCAGCGGGGACAGTTCCTGCGCCGCCTCCTCCTCCGCCTGGGTGGCGGTCTTGGTGGCCGTCTTGTCCGGTGTCAGGAGCTTGGCCCCGGCCATGCGCATTTCGTTGATCAGGTCCTGCAGCGCGGTTCGGCCTGACTCAACAGCCTGGCCGGTGTGCTCGACGTACTTGAGGTCGCCGTCCTTGGGAAGGTCGGTCAGCTGGCCGGTGCCCACCTTGAACTCTGGCGGGACCACCCTACCCTGATTGTCGTACTGCGTCTGGATACCGATGCGTACCAGGATAGGCACCCGGATAACGTGCAGGATGTTGTCCTGGTCGCTCTGGCTCTGCCAGTGCTTCACGTTTAGGTGCGCCAGCTCGATCAGCGGCGGCTTGGCCGTCATGAAACCGGTGCGGCCGGTGTAGAAGGTCACCCAAGGGATAGCGGTCAGGCTGTTGGTGCCCTCGTCGTACAGCTCCCAGGTTCCACCAGATGCAGCCTGCTTGCCCCGTACTGCCTTGGCAGATCTGCGATAGGTTCTCCAGGAGCCCGGCTCCAGCACGCGAATCTGCTCGACGCACGCGGCGCCGAACTCGCCATCCTCCTCCTCGACCACCTCGATGTAGCGAATCATGGTCAGGACGCCGCCCTTCGAGCGCCAGCCCAGCACCTGCTCAGGCCTCACCATCACAACGTAGGGGCGCACGCCGGCGGCCTGCTCGTCGGCCTGGGTCTTCAGTTCGCCCGCGGGCGGGTGATCGACGAAGGCGTGGCACAGGCCGTGGCTCAGGCCTTGGGTGAAGAACCCAACCGCCCAGGAGTTGAGGTCGTTGCCGGCATGGTCGATGTCCTTGGTCATCTCGAAGATGACTTCGGGCACATCGTCGCCCACCTGAAGCGGCTCAGCGAACACGCGGGACGTCATGTTGCCGACAGTTTCGGAGTAGGCAGGCAGCAGGGTCGATAGGCGCAGGCGCTCCTTGTAGGCATCGTCGTCTTCGGCTGGATACTGCGGCAGCAGAGCCTTGCCCGCAGCGCGCATCGCCATCGTCCCGCCCATGAGCGGCGAGATCACCGCCCAGTAGGCGCGCATCGCGTCGACAGCTGGCAGCGTGATGCTCGGGTTATCGCTCATGGTCACATTCTCAGGGATTGGCTTGTGGTCATTTCCACGTTGATCGGGTATCGCTTGGCGATGAAGTAGCCGGCGGCGTCGTTCATGTGGTCGTGACCCTTCTTCGGGTCTTTGTCCGGGTCGCCATGCTTGTCATAGGTCTGCCGCTCGAGACACAACGCCAGTTGTGGGCACTGGTCGATATTGACCTTCAGGCGCCGATCACCGTAGGTGTTCAGCAGCATGGCATTGACCGAGTTAACCCGGTCTTTGACGCTCGGGTTCTGGGTATCCACGATCACCGTGAATCCAGCCTTGCGCAGCAGGGACAGGTCAGACTCGCTGGCGTTCTTGCTGCTGGTGTTCTGGCCGCTGGCATCGGGGTAGACCGCGATACCGTGCCCAGGGAAGCGCGCCTTGATTTTCTCGATCATCTCCGGCGTGTCACGCACCGAGTGGAACTCATCCAGGGCCAAGGGCAGGCCATCTCTGACGACGTAGACCACCGCCGCCATCTTCATGACGTTGAAGTCCATGCCGATGTGCAGAGCCTCGCCTGGCTTGATGCGCTCGCTGGTGCGGCTCTCGCTGCGGCTGAAGGTGTAGTAGACGACCCCGGCATAGTTCTCGAAGCTGGCTTCGTATTCTTGCCGGAAGGTGCGCGGGTCCATCTTCCGGCGCGCGGCATCCAGCTCCTCGGCCGGGACGTTGCCGCCCTGCAACGAGGTGTAGAGCCAGCTCTTGTGATCGGGCTCGCCGTCGGGCTGCCCATCACGGTATGTATCGAAACAGTGGTTGAAGCCCTTGGGGGTGCCGATACGCAGCGCGTGGCCGCCCTTGCACTTGCCGACGCCTGGTATGACGTACTCACACGTCGACAGCATCGGGCGCAGCACTTCCTCCCAGGCCGCCCACTTGCAATCCGCCCACTCATCCACCAGGACGAAGAACAGGCCGGAGCCACGCAGGTCGTCGTAGTTTTCCAGTCCGACGCAGCGAATCAGGTGCCCACTCTTGAGCGTGATCAGCATGTCCGACTCGTTCGGCTTGCAGTCCCGCCACTCTCGAGGGATGGCCTGCTTCAGTCGGCGCCAGAACACCCGGCGGGCCTGCTTCTGCGTCGGAGCCGCGTACCAGATCTCATCCTCAACGCTTACGCCCCACTCCGCAGCCAACCTGGCCGCGCGGCGCATCTCAGCCTTGCCGAGGAATGTCTTGCCGAACCGGCGGCCGCACACTGCATCACGGAATCGAGCGTCACGCTGGAAGCCCCACACATAGATGTTCGCCTGCTTCGGCGTCAGCTTGACCGGCGCCTCATAGGTACGGGGTAGCGGGGACATTCTCGTCTGGCTCCAGCTTGTACTCAGCAATGGCGTGCTGCTGATCCGCCTGTGAGCCCAGAGGCTTGTCGGGTTCGATCTTGCGGTTGACGTACATGTCGCCGCACTCCTTGGCCGCCTGCTCGTACAGCTGAGCGGTCAGGGCCAGGTTCCGCATGCTCTCGGCCTTCTCGGCCATCCTACCGAGCCCGCGCAGCCGAAACGCTCGGTTGGCGATTGGGATGTCTGCCGTCTCCTCACGAAAACGCTTTCGGCATTCATGGAACAGGTCCGCCCACTTCTGGGCCAAGCCTCTGCCTGCATACTTGGTGGGGTCATGCGATTCGCACTGCTGGCGACTCACCTCAACCCCGAATTCCTTCTTGACGGCCTCAGCAACCTGCGACGGTGTGTCGAAGCAGGCCAGAGCCTGAACAATGAAGGCTTTGACCTCGCTTCGTAGTGCTGCCATAGAGTTGTCATCCGTCAGGACCCGTCAAAATCAGGCCGACTTGAGTAGGCAGGTTCCGCAGGCCCTCGAAATGTTGATCTTGGCCACCTCAGGCGGCCGGCTTGCAGCGTCGATCAGCTGCTGTACGTCGTGCCCAGCACCGTAGCGGCGGACCACACCGACGAACTCCTCCACATCGTGTCCCCGGAGCGTCAGGCTGGGCAGCCCGTCCTGGGTGAACTTGGGAGCGCCGTACTGATCGAGCTTCTGGGCAATGTGGTAAAGCTCGTGCTCGATGAGAGCGCAGAACTCGGTGTCGGAGCACTGCGAGCAGTAATCGGCGGCCAAGGTGATGACGAAGCCCGGCACCTCACCGAACCAGTCAATCATCTGCTGCTCTTGCCGAGCCTTCTGCCATCCTCCGGCGCGGAACATCACCGCTTCGGCCTGGCCTACCACTGTCCGCCCTTGCTTCTCGAAGCAGGCAGACGCCCACAGGAAGCGCAGCGGTGCGTCGATCAGGTGAGCATGGTCTGGGTTGTGCAGTTCGCCACCCTCACTGAGGATCACGGTCTGCACCCACTCGCCAACCTCGGGCGCCGGCTGGAGCCTGGTGCCGAGCATCGACAGATCAGTCAGCTCAAGGAGATCAGCTGTAGGAACTGGCCTTGCCATGCTGGTCAATCCTCATAGTCCGAACCTTGCCGCCGGTGTAGATGTCCCGCTTCATGGCAGCGCGTACTGCCTCTTCAGCACTTGCACCCATGTCCATCGCTGCCAGGGCATAGGCCGAGCCGCTGCCGATCGCGTCAGGGTTGGCCGGATCGAGGTCCTGCCGCCATACGCCAGTCTTGTCGTCATGGCCGACCATCTGCAGCCTGCCGCCATCAACCACATAGCCCGAGCACTCGACCGGAACAGGCGAAGGCGTTCCGAAGTAGGCTGCAATCAGGGCCTTCTCGTCGCACACGGCGCCGGATAGGAAGAAGCTGACCCCATCTACAACGGTGAGCTTTTGGCAGTCATCGGAAACGATGGAGCCACTGCGGGTCTGGCGGGAGTCGTAGGCGATAACGCCGTCCTTGTAGGCGATGGTCGTCATTCACCAGGCTCCAGGCGCTGGCCAGAGATGACCTCACCCAGGCTCAGCCCGCAGCGGGTGCGACTGGACTCGATTCCATCAGCGCGATCACATACCGCCATCGCGCACGCAACCAAGTCAGCCTGCTGGCCACTGGCGAACTCGCCGACCACGCTGGATTGACTTGGCCCGGATAGCATCTCGTCCTTGGTGGTAGGTGATTCGTAGCGGGTCACGATATAGCGGGTCACCGGGCGAACCTGGTATTCGGTCTTCATGGGGATTCTCCGGCCTGCGCACAGGCTGAGTGGTGGTCGCGCCACGAAATGGCGCACGTCTATTTTGTGGCGCGCGGCCTTTGTCTCGACTGATCGAACAACCGTGCCACATTGCCCCTTGAGCGCAGCGCCAGGATGAACAGGATTCCGAATATCAGGGTGCTGGGCAGCGATGTCGCCGGCCACTGCCCGTACAGGAGGATTGCGCCGATGATGCTCAGCCACTCCTGACCGAACAGGGAGGCGAGGCAGAAGGCGCACAGGCTTGGCAGGAACTTGTAGCTCGACCCGCCCCGCCGGTACATGAATGCGATGACAAAGCATATCCCGCCGCAGAACCCGGCGTGTGCCAGGGTGATGGTTTGGTCTAGGGTCATTGGCCCCCTCGCTTGGGGAACAGGCTGCCGATTGCTGCTGGCAGCTCGGTTACCCACTTCGGCAGTTTGCCGGTGGTGATCGACTCCAGAACGCTGATGCTCACCAGGACGGTGGCGAGGCCACAGCTGAAGGCGGCAATGCCGCTGGTTTTGGTCCAGGCCTGCGCCAGGATCTCGGCAGAGCCGTAGTACCCGCCGATCCAGCCAGCGAGCAGGTAGCCCATACGCTGCCAGAGGGTGATGTCCTTCGCCCACAGGATGAAGAGCAGTGCGCCACCGAAGGCGCAGACAACAGCGTTCAGATCAATCGTGGGAAGGCAGCTTGCCAGGGCAATGCCGCCAAGCCCTACAACCGTGCAGGCAGCTGCAGAAGCGGCATCGACCATGTTCAGTCCCTTAGTGCTTGTAGCGGAATGGCGCAGGGCCGCGGAAGTCCACGCCCGTGGTAAGTGCCCATACCGCAAAAATGAGGATGCCGACGCTGAGCGCCGCAGCCAGGAAGAGTGCCCGGCGCTCTTGGGGTGAGCCGTCGGGTCTTTTGAGGCCCTGGATGATGAAGAGGCACCCGAGGAAGATGTTCGCGCTGATGTCGCGATGCATGGCGTAGCTGGCAAGAGCCATGGCGAAGGCCAGGAGGCTCCAGCACGTTGACCGGGACATTCTGCCTCCGGGACTGTTGAGGGCCTCTTTGGGCAATAAAAAACCCGGCTTTTGGGGCCGGGTTCAGGATGTTTTCGCCATAGGCGAAATTATGACGATGGCGAAATAGTGCCAAAACACTCCTCAAACTGTCAAGCGGCTATTTCCTGCGTCTCGTCATTGCGTTCACGGAGCCTTTCCACCACCCGGGCAACAGGCTTCAATGCCTGCTTGTCGAGCTTGTCCACCTGGCTGCAGAGGGCATCCCACACCTCCTGCCAATCCCTTGCCCAGTTCTGCGGGTTCATCTTCTCGCCGGTGCGGTCCTCGACGAACATGCACACCGCACCAGGGCCCATCGCCTCGCCGCCGTGGACGAGGATCTTGTGCGATTGAAGAGCAGCCATGGCCATCCAGTAGGCGCGCTGCTTCTTGCGGTCTGTGAGCGCTTCCAGGCCGCTCCCGAGCCATACCAGGCCATGGGAGATGCTCAGGTCGTTACCGCTGGCCACGGGCGAGTACAGGAAGTGCCCAAGGTGGCGCAGCGACTTCGGCAAGGAGTCGATCGCCTGGATCACCAGGCCGGCGGTCAGCATGTGGGCGCAGCGGTCGTTGGTGAGGCGTCGGCCCGGGCGGGTTTCCTGCACCCCTTCCTTGCGAACCTCGTACACCTTGCAGACCTCCTTCCCGTCGTGGTTCTCCAGCATGACCATGATCTTCACATCGGCGGAGCCCCCCTTCTTGCCCAGGGCCGCCTGCTCTGCGGCCACGGCCAGGGCGGATGCGCGGTTCTCGTGCAGTGCGTCGTGCCAAACTTGGCGAGCGCTAATTACTTTCATGGTCGTTCCCCCTGGATGCGATTGGTCTTCTTCAGCAGAAATTCTTCGTAGCAGCGCTTGCGGCGGACCGCGCCAGCCCAGGACAGCGATACGCCGCCCACCACCATGAGGGTGGCCAAAATCAGAAATCCCCATGCTGGTGTCATGCAGCCTCCTTGAGCGCTTCGATACGGACGCGCACGGCGCCGCCTTTAGTGGTCTCCCGGCGCACGATGCGTAGGTCGTCGATCTGTTCGTCGTCACCCCAGACCCCGGCATGCGACAAGGCATCCAGCAGGCCCTTGGCGACGTTGTCGAGGTCACGCTTGCGCCTGTCAGGCGGGAAGCACTCAATCGTCACAGAGAGCCTGCAGGAGAGCTTCTCGATGGCATGCGGTACCGACCAGCACACGTCGGCGCGGTATTTACGGCCCTTCTCGCTGATTAGATGGCGGCCGGCTAGCTTGCCAGTGGTCGGGTGGCGCCAGTAGGTATTCACGCTTGGCGGGTATGGCAGGTGCAGAGTGATCATGCAGCCCCCTTCACGGTCAGAATGCCAGCCCGAATCAGGGCCTCATGAGTCTCAGCGATCGCCCGGGGCATGTCAGACCAGTCCACCTCGCCTTTCCCGCGGCCGTCGAGCGCGTCGTGGCAGGCGCTGCAGGCGTAGACCGCCACGGTGTCGAAGCCCTTCATGCCCATGCCCTTCTGCCCGCATGGCAGGTGGGCCAACACAGTGGTCTCGGGATTGAAGTTGCAGGCGCCAGGGATGCGCACGGTGCAATCCTGGCCGCGGGCGCTCTCGCGCACCTTCTTGGATACGATCCTCATGCCGCCTCCTCGCTCAGCAGGTCGCCGAAGAACACACCCCTGCGGCTGAACTCTTCAACGATGCGGTCCGTGTACTGGCAGCCCTGGGCGCGGTCGAACAACCGAGTCACCGGGAACCCATCTGGCCCAAACATCGCGCACGGACCCATCAGGCGCAGCTTCACGTCGTAATCCAGGTGGATGAACGACTCAGCCCAACCGGTGCGGAACTCGGCGCAGCCGGCGCGCATGATCGGCACGCCCAGGTGCAGCTTGCAGTAGCGGCGCACGTCCTCGATATCACCCATCTCTGTGCTCTTGGCGATGCGTTCGTACATCGCAAACCACAATGCGTTTTGATCCAGGGTGCGGTCCTTGCCAGGGCGCATGCTGACCACGACGAACTTCTTGTCGCGGAACAGGCGGGTGAGCATGGTGATGGCCTCGGACAGCTTGGCCTGGCAGTTGACGGAGATCTTCTCAGCCACGGTTCGCCTCCTTCACCCAGCGGCGCATCGACAGGTCGCAGCCCATGGTCAAGCACACGCCGTTTGCCATCCCGCGGTGAGTGGCCCGGCGGCAGCAGCCACAACCGCACCGGCGGCGCGACTTCGAGTCGACTGGCTCGTGGTAGCAGATCTGACCTGGTAGGCCGCCGACCTGGCCCCAGCCAGCCATTCCCCCGCGCATTGCCGCGGAACGGGCCGCAGGTGACATGCTATTCAAGTTGGTCATGGCGCCACCTTCAGGACATGGGCCTCGATAGCTTCGCGACGATCCCGAACGTAACCATCGATCTCCGCCTGAAGCTCCACCAGCACAGCGTCGCGGGAGGCCTGCCAGCACACCCAGTTCTCCACGAAACGCTCGTACTTGGCGACGGTGCACAGCTTGAGGTGGAACAGAACGTAGCGGCCTTGCTCGGCGTTCCAGCAAGCCCCTTCCGGCACCGGGTAGCGCGCCTCGAACTGCTCGCGGCTGATGTCGCGCATCTTGTTGGTGTCCATCAGTGCGCCTCCTGCAGCTTCAGTTTCAAGTGAGCGGCCACGCGGATGAGCGCCATGACAGCGGCATAGATGGCCGCAAGAACGGGATAGCCGGCATAGACCAGCGCAGCGATGTACAGGCCGTGTACGGCAAGGCCAAAGGCGTAATGTGCCTTCCCGCAGCCTGCGATCTTCAAGGCCAGCCGATCACTCATAGCCAGAGCCCCCATGAGCATCAGGCCGACCATGATCCATACCAGCGCGGCGGCAAACGTTTTGGGGCCTTGGTAGGGGCCGACCAAGATGGCCAACAGGGCCACGTCAAGCATCCGGGTGATAATCAAATTTCGCATCAGTGCTTCTCCTCGAGCTTGTTCATCAGCCAGGCGGTTGGGATGGCGGCCAGCAGGATCGACGGGCCTGCCATGATCGCCAGCTTCGCGGGCCACGAAAGATCCAGTGACACGGCAAACCTGACCCACAGGGTGAAGGCCGCAGATGCCGCGATGATCACGGTCGGTGCCAGCACGATCATCAGCACGGCTTTGAGGTAGGTACGCATCACGCCCCCTCCCCGGCCGGCTGCCCGGCGCGCTTGATGTTCAACTTGGCCAGCAGGTGTGCACGGCATGCGGCCGCGCTCGATGGGATCTGCTGGAGGTCCAGCAGGCGGGCCTGGCGTTGGCTTGCGTACTCGTCGGCCAACTCAATCAGGCTCTTCTGGCTGTCGTGGCCGATGCCGGTGGCGATGTCGCCCAAGGGCTCGCCGGCGACTAGCATGCGTATCGTGATGTCGTAGGCGCGGGCGAATACCTTCTCGGCCCGCTCCACTTCCATCGACCCCAGGTTCTGCGCCTCGCACTGCAGGGCCGCGTGGCGCACCGCTGCGTGCGTCCAGTGGCGTGCACCTGCCCTGCTGGGGTGGAAGTTCTCCAACGCCTCTGCCAGGGCCCGCGCAAGCGGTGGAATACCCATCTCTTCCGGCGTCGGCTGGCACAGCTTGATGAACTTGCCGCTGCTCGGGGCGAAGTCGGTACCCAGCACACGGCACTTCTGGATGCCGAAGCGGATCTGCTCAAGCGTGTTGATACCCGCCGCAACGAAGGACTTGATCCAGCTGCGCTTGGCAGCCTTCAGCGCGTCATCGTCCGGCCAGGCCTGCTTCCACGCCGGGAAGATGGCCTGTAGCTCCTTGAACAGGGCGTTGACGACTTCGGTGGTGCCCGGGTCCAGCTGCTTGGCCGGGGCGTGCACCTCGGCAGGCAGGTTGCCGACCTTGGCCATGATCTGCGTCACGCTGCGCAGTTTCGGTTGTGCGCTCATAAGCCCCCCAGGTCATCAGCCCAGCTGGTGTCGTTGAAGTCGGGGCCGCTGGCCGGGCGGCGGGATGCGAACGGGGCGGCACCTGCTGGCTGGGGCAGTTCGTCTTCCCAGCGCTTGCCGTTCAGCCAGGTGGATGCGTGCGGGATAAACTGGCCGCCGTCCTTGGTCCAGTCGGTCGATACGGTCCAGGCAGCCAGGGCCTTGGCCATCAGGTCGAACAGGTCAGCGGTGACCTTGAGCTTCGCCCAGGCCTTCTTGGCGTCGGCCTTGCTCACCTTGCGCGGGTAGATCTTCCAGAAGCGCTCGAAGTCGACCAACTCAGGAGCGTCAGCGACATGGGGTTTCTTCCTTGATTCAGTAGAAGAATCCTTTATTGAGTAGTTGTCGGTTTCCCCACCATTCGGAGAACCCACACTTCGGTTAACCGAATATTCGGAAACCTGTAGGTTCGGTTCGTAGTGCACGATCACCCGGCGGCCGAGCACCTTGCCGGTACCCTCCTCGCGCACAACCTCATGGCTCACCAGGCCGATTTCCTTGAGGTAGGCCATGGCCTTCGAGTAGCGGTCGCGGCCGATCGAGAACCGGTCTTGCAGGTACGAGCCGATCACCTTCCAATCGCTGGAACGTGTCTGCAGGTAGATCCAGATGGCCAGGGCGTCGGGGTTGGCGATCATGGCCACCACGTCGTTGCTGACCGAGCTGTACGGCGCCTGCTTGGCGTAAAACAGGGTTGGCGTGGCCTTCTCCACGTTCACGGGCTTGCTCATGGCTCCTCCCGCTCGATCATGGCGCGCAGATCGCGGTCGAGGTCATGCACTGGCACCCAATCCTGGCCGGCCTTCATGAGCACGGCCACAAACTCGTTGTTCGTCTGGTCAACTTTCTTGCGCAGCCAGGTGTAGAGCACGCGCGTCTCGGCCAAAGCCTTCTTATCGGCCTGCATCTGATCGGAGTAGCGGCGGAAGCGCTCGTTCTCATCATTGAGCTGGGAGATCTCCGTGAGTAGGGTCAGGATCGTGGCCGGCCCAGCAGCGCCAATGAAATCCTTCTCTGCATCGCCGGTGACACGGGATAGGCCGAATGACTGCGGGCTGTACCAGTCAGGAACTTTGCTAGCGGCCTCGGCCAGCGCCTTCAACTTGTCCTTGTCGATGCTCATGCTGCACCCCGCACAGCCTTGTCGTGGGTGTGCAGGCCGTCCCAGTTCTTCTTCATGGGCAGCTCGCCGGCCAGGTACAGCTCGTACAGGCGCACGGCGCCCTTGCGCAGCAGGATCGGGGTGTAGGAGATGAACGCCTCTTTCCCGTGCGGGGTGATCTCCTGCTGGTGTTCGGTCATGTACTTGTCGCGGGCGTAGTTGCCGACGCGGTAGCGCGTGCCGCTGCTGCCCTCGGTGTAGAGCCAGTTTTTGGCCTTGAGGAAGGCGTTCACCTGCATCACGTTGATCCCATTGAGGCCCTTGCAGAACTGGACAGGGCTCATGCCTTCCTTGAACAGGCTCTCAAGGTGGTCGATCTTCTTGGCCTGGGCTTCGACCTGGACGGTGAGCAGCACGCGGGCCTGCTCTGCCTCATAGGCAAGCTGGATCAGCTCGAGGCGGGTCAGTTCGCGCGGCTGCGACAGGTCGTTGAGCTTTTGCACGACGATCCGTCGCACTGCCTTGGATTCGCGCATCGACACCAGAAGGCATTGATCCTTGGTCAGCATCTGGCCTTCGGAGGCTGGGCCTCGGGAATTCTTAACTACGAAAGTTTCGTAGTATTCGCCGTCGAGCTCGTCCTTGCATCGCGCAGTGAAGTCGGCGCGCCGAACCTCGCTCTCGCCGTGTTGAATCCTGGCTTCGTTGACCAGGACAAGCAGATCAAAGCTGCTCATCGTGCGCGCCACAGAATCATGCTTCGCGTTTTGTGGCGCGAGATTCGATGGGGCTTGTATACTGGATTCCTGCAGATGCATAATTCACCTCAAGAGTTTTATGTGAAGCAGAGAGCCGGGCCGCAATCCCGGCTTTTTTGTGTCTGTAAGAAGCCCGAAAGAGGGCCTCTGTCTTTCCACAATCAGGGAACATCGAGGCCCTTTTTGTGCCCTACCAGCCCCAACACGGGGGCCTTGTGTCGCATTTGTCTCAATTGCTCCTGCACCGCGAGTGAGCGACTCATTTCCAAGTACTCATCCGTCGATCTATCCAGGCTCCAGCCAAGGTCGGCAGCCAGCTGTCGAACCTCAGCCTTCACCTCGATTGGCAGCAATTCGAAGGTGGTTTCAGGCATAGGCCCTCCATAGGGGCTTCAGGCCGTTTTATCCTGCTCACCAGCGCCGTTCATTTCTCGGAGCAGATCAGCAGCGCCCAGGCGGCGGCCGAGGTTGGCCAGTTCGTGCACGTAGGTGGCCAGCTGCATGCCAGCCATACGGGCTTCCATGCGCAGCTTTCGAACCTCTTCAGGCTTCCAGCGCGACTTGATCACTTCGCTGCGTTTGTTGGCGGGGTCCAGGTGCATTCAGGGATTTCCTTGTGATTGAAAAGTGGTTAAGCGGCAGATTTCTTGAGGCTTTGCTTGCCGTTCTTGGCCAGCTCAGCGTGCATTTGGTCGATAGCGGTACCAGCTACATAGCTGGGGTTGCTGATCTGGCCGCTGCGAATTCGGAAAACCGTCGATACGTCGCACTTGGCGCGCTCTGCAATGGCCTTGTAGGTCATGCCTGAGCCAAGCAACTCGTCCAGTTTTTTGGGAAGATCGGTAGCGCTCATGGCTGCCTCCTTTGTAGATATGCACATAATCATGCACTGGTGCATATCTGTCAACGTTCAGCTGTATTGCCCTATGCACTGCCGGGAGGCAGCATTGCACCTATGCATAAATCGATAGACAAAATTCTCGCTCAACTCATGGCCGCAAACGGCATATCTCAGGTTGAGCTGTCGAGCCGCACTAGCGTCGGCCAGTCGACCATTTCCAGGATCCTCAAGCCCCAAGGCCCAAAAGGCATCAAGGAGCCAACCGACAAGCAGGTCAGACCTTTGGCCGAGTTCTTTGGGATCACCACCGACCAGCTACGCGGGTATGAACCGCTGGGAGAAGGTGAGCCAGAGGCGGAGCGACGTGAAACTCTATCTACGGCAGATATCGTCAAGCAGATGCTGGCGAAGCATGGCAAAGGCCTTTCTCTTGACGCTCGGCAGAAGATCGCCGACGCCATTGAGGAAAAGTCGGCCGAGCAGCTGGCTTCATCCAATGTAGTGACAGTGGACTTTTCGAGACCTGGCCAGGTTGGCGATGAGGTCTGGATCGCTCACTATGACGTTCGGGCAGCAATGGGTGGCGGCCAGATCCCTCATGAATATCCAGAAATGCTGCAAGACATTAGGGTCAGCCCGCGCCACCTTCGCGAAATGGGCGTTACGTTCAAAGAGCACTACCACCTGAAGATGATCACCGGATGGGGCCAGTCTATGGCGCCCACGATTAAGGACCGCGATCCACTCCTGGTCGATATCACCATTCGCGAGTTTACGGGCGACGGGATCTACCTCTTCTCCCATGACGAGATGCTCTACGTGAAGCGCTTGCAGAAGAAAGGGAAGGACCGCTTCAAGATGATCTCGGACAACAAGCACCATGATCCCGAGGATATTCGCGTGGATGACACGCACATCCTGGCGCGGGTGCTATACGTCTGGAACGGTCAGCCCGTCTAAGCCAGGCCAAGACGCTCTAACCATCCCATCGAGGCCCGCCAAGCGCGGGCCTTTTCATTCCCTATCGAAAAATTTATGCACTGGTGCATTGACACCCTATTTGCACTGGTGCATATTTTGTCCATCGAGGCGCTACACAGCCCCTCGGGAGGCCCTCAAGCCTCACCGCTCTTTCACATTGATGGGAACCTCGCGGATCGATCCCGGCAACGGCACAGCGCGAGCAATAAATTCGATCCCCATGCCAGCTCTGGAACTGGCCAGCTCCAAGCCATGCGGCGCGCTCCCTCACTGAAAGCGTCAAGCGGGCCAAGGGTTGCGCTGCAAACGCTCCCTGCCGGGATGCCCTCAGAACGGGCGTCGGTGCCTGGCACAGCGCGAGCAGCGAGGAAACACAGATTTCACTGGCTGGCCTTGGCGACAGGGCCAGACGGGAAATCAACCGGGAGTGACACATGAAAGTCGACAACGAAGTGATGGCGCTGTTGAGCGCCTCGCGCACCGAAGGCAACAAGCTGTTCATCACTGGCGGTCAGCTCGAAAAGAACCTGTACCAGCGCCTCGACAAAACTCTTAAAGCTGCCGGCGGCAAATGGAACACAAAGGCAAAGGCCCACTTGTTCGAAGGTGACGCCGCTGACGCCATCGAAAATATCCTGCTCACCGGTGAAGTTACCGTTCCACAGGACTTTGGCTTCTTCCCCACCCCTCCGCATGTGGCAAAGCAGGCGGCTGACCTGGCTATGATCAGCGACGGAATGATGGTACTGGAACCAAGCGCGGGCCGCGGCGCCCTGGCAGTTGCTGCCAGCGCAGCAGCCTCGGGCGTGATCGTCGATATGCACGAGCTGCTCCCCGACAACCATAAGGCACTCATTGATCTGAAGCTGCCATTGTCCGGCGTATCTGAGCCGGGCGACTTCCTGCAGGTTGAACCTAAAGCGGTTTATGACCGCGTACTGATGAACCCGCCCTTCGACAAGAAGCGCAGTGACATTCACCACGTTGTGCATGCACTGAAGTTCCTCAAGCCCGGCGGCAGGCTGGTGGCGATTATGCCGTCTGGTGTGACCTTTCGGGACGACGCCCTGACCCGGGATTTTCGCGGGATCGTCCAAGAGCGCGGTGGCAGCATCGAAACTCTACCGGAAGCCTCATTTAAGCAGGCCGGAACGATGGTCAACACCGTGCTGGTCGTGATCCCGGCTGCCGCCTGACAACCAGCGCCACGTCAGCCTGACGTTAACTGCCCGATGCCCTGCTCCCCATCGCAGGCTGCATCGGAGTGTGAACTGAATCCTGCCGCCAAGCAGCACAGCTTCTATCCAGCGAGATCGGGAGGAACGAACACCGGTCGATGCAGAGATTGGCTCCTGCCAGTTCACACCCCGATGCAGAGTAGCGCCCAGCTCCGAGCGCGGTTACCGAAGCACCTGTGGACGTCCCTTCCCTTGCTCTGAGGGTAAACGAATTGCGCCGCTGGATGGGTCCACGCCAAGCCAGCTGCCGGGGTAGCGCCCGGCCTCTGCATCCCCTTCCCTTCACTTCGACCGCATTGGCAGGCGCCAGGCCACCTTTCACGGTGGGTTTGGTCACCCGCGCCTGGCTCCTGGCCAATGCGGTTGAGACGAGACTTCCACAATGAGCATTCAGATCAAGCAGTCACTGCTTGACGCTGCGCATGGCCGCAAAAGCCCTGATCGCGCGGCGGCGGGCATTGAGCGAACCAAGCTGGACGGGATACCGCGATGCCCCGATTGCGGCATCACCCGGTATTCGCGCAACTACTACAAGCAACATTGCTATTGCGGCTACTGCTGGCAGCCCCTGCCTACCCAACCCACCGAGTAACCCACCGCCTAGAGGCGATCATGACCGTCACAGTCGAGACTGCTGCCGTCTTCCGTGGCGGCGGGCGTCGCTGGTTCACATTGCGAGCCGCCTGCGCTGCTGAGGCACGGGCAATGCTCAAGAAGTACTGCGATTGCGATTACTGCGAAGACGACATAGGGCGCTATGAGCTGCCGTGTCGGCTTCACCACCCTGACCGATACCCGCGAATCATGAATCGCCTGACGAAAGGCCTCATGCGGCGCTATCGAGCATCCCAACCGTAACTGGAGGCGACCATGGGCGCACTTCGAGCAGCACAGTTTGAGTACGACAACCGGATGCCGCCGGCGGTGAGCGAAGTAGCCGACGCGGAATCCACTTGGATCGACGACGGCATCGCTGAACTGATGGCGCGCCGAGATGTGGTGTTCCAGCGCCGGATGCGCCCGAAGCAGGGTGTCACCTATGAGCGCTTCGCCCAGGCGGTGGATGAGTTCGTTATGGGCCAATTGGGCCTGAACGGCATCAGCAACTCTGTATTGGGTCGCCTGGTCCTGGCGGCGCGCTGCAAAGTGACCAGCGATGCAGCAGCGGCAGCCGACGAGATCCTAAGCGTGGCCAACCCTGAGTCGGCGCTGGAAGAGATCGCCCGCCAGCTGCTCACCCCCTTCGCCAAAGAAGGAGTGCTGGCCCAGGCCGAGGAGGCGCAATGAGCCCTCACAGCTTGGCAGTCAGCGCCATCGAGGCCGCAATCGAAACGATGCTTCTGCCGGGCTCGGGCCCGGTGGAGGATGCCAAGGCCGAGACCATGGTGGTCGCCTACTTCTCTCTCTTGGCCATCGACTCCAACGAGTTCAAACACTACTGCGAGCGCATCCGGCGTATTGCCGAACGGCGCAAGGAGGCAGCATGACTACACCAATCGTTCGAACGCTCATCGACGAGCAGATCGCGGAGCTGCCAGAGGCTCAGGCCATGCCGGCCGACCGGGTGCTGATGCTGTTCAAGGGGCCGACATTCGCCGCCGCGGTGAATGAAGCGGCGCTGGCCAGCATCGAGAACCCGCAGGCCTGGAAGTGCCGCGCCTGCATCTGCGGGGAGTGGACGGTCGGCTACGAGGTTCGGGCGTGAGCTTCTACGAAGACAGCATCGCCGACGGTAGCCACTGCGCCATGTGCTGCGAGTACATAGGAGAGGATATTGGCTACACCAGGACCTGCCGCGCCTGCGGTGGCAGTGAATCAGTCGACAAGAAAGCGCGCAAGCTGGAAAACATGGCCCGCTTCGAAGCCTGGCTGAGCAACACCGGGGTTCAGCACTCGAAGCACAATGACGGCTATCACGTCGTACTCAAGCTTCCCGGAAACAAGATTATCGACTGCTGGCCGAGCACGCGAAAGTGGCAGTTACGCGGCCAGCCGATCAGCCGGGACGGCAAGGCTCTGCACGAGCTTGTGCGAAAGCATCTGAGGCCTTCGTCATGACCACCTACCAGCGCGCCCGCCGCGTAGTCATCTGGCGCGGCTCCTTCTCGATGCTCTTCGCCTGCACCTTCTTCATGCTCGCCAGCGCACTGGCCGGCAGCATCACTTCCTGAATACACACCCGAGCCCGGCGGGCCCTTAGGGGATAACCGGACCGACCCGGAGCGTAAGCGGTGAGAGCGCGCAACCATCCACCGCAGCCAGGGCCTGGTGGCACCTCCAATCCGGGTGACCTGGCATTTCCCCAATTCAACTGACGGCGCCGGCCTGGCGCGAGGTTTTCCAATGTCCGCAGAACAGAAACTGATCGCGATCGAAGAGATCAGCGAGGCGAACGCCCCGGCCATCTATGTGGCCGGCGGCCTGCAGCAATTCATCGACCTGGTAAAGGGCGAGATCGAAGGCGAAGTGCCCGATCTGACCACCCGCAAGGGCCGCGAGCGCATCGCCAGCCTGGCCGCCAAGGTCAGCAAGTCGAAGACCGCCGTCGAGAAGCCTGGCCGCGACTATCTGCGCCGACTCAAGGAAATGCCGAAGGTGGTCGAGGCCGAGCTGCGCGAGTTCGTGACCAAAATGGACGCGCTACGGGACGAGACGCGCCGGCCGCTCACCGAGTGGGAGGCTGCTGAGGATGCTCGGATCGACCGCCACAACGACGCAATCAACCGTATGAAGGACCTGGCCGCCGAGCTGGGCACCTTGGATGCCGAGCAGCTGCAGGCTCGCCTCAGCGAGCTCTCCGCGTTCCAGTTGGGCGAAACGTGGGAGGAATTCGAGGCTGAGGCAGGTCGGACCAAAGAGGCTTCGCTGAATGCAGTGCAGGCCGCCTTGGTCGCCCGCCAGAAGTACGACGCCGAACAGGCCGAACTGGCCCGCCTGCGCCGGGAAGCAGAAGAGCGCGCCGAGCAAGACCGCATCCGTCTGGCACAGGAGGCCGCCGTCGAAGCGGAGCGCCAGCGCGTGGCCCAGGAGCAGCAGGCAGCACGTGAAGCCGCGGCTCGCCGCGAGCAGGAACTGCTCGACCAGGCCGCCGCCCAAGAGCGCGAAGCCGAGAACCAGCGCCTGCAACTCAAGCTGCAAGCCGAACAAGCCGAGCGCGCCCGGATTCAGGCCGAGGCCGACCGCGTTGCGGCCGAGCAGCGAATGGAGCAGGAGCGCCAGGACGCCGCTCGACGGCAAGAGGAGGCAGCCGAGCAGGCGCGCCAGGAAGAACGTCGCCGCGCCGATGCAGCAGCAGCCGAAATCCTCCGGCAGCAAGAGGCCCGCGAGCGCGACAAGGCGCACCGGGCCAGCATCAACCGCGCCGCCCTGGAGGCCTTCGTCGCCGGCGGCATGACCGAGGAATGCGCCAAGCAGGCAATCACCCTGATTGCCCAGCGCAAGATCCCCAACATCGCCATCACTTACTGAGGCACAGACCATGACCAGCGCAATCATTGTGCCCGAACAGCGTCGCCAGGCAGTGGCTGCGCCCGGCCCCGTCGACAACAGCATCCTGGCGGTGATCAGCCGAGCAGCCGCCGACCCAACCTGCGACATCGAGAAGATGGAGCGGCTCCTGGCCATGCATGAGCGCATGCAGGCCAAGACAGCAGAAGCCGCCTTCAACGCCGGCATGGCGCAGATGCAATGCGAGATCCCGACCGTGTTCGAAGCGGCGGTGAATCTGCA